AATGGCTTGACAATCCTCACAGAAAAGATATACACAAAGTTATCTCAGATCGAAAGTTAAGTGTAAAATGAATACAGTGCAAGACGTAAACTTTACTCCAAAAGTAAAACGAGCTTTAGACGTTGCTAGAGAGCGTTGTGCAGAAAATAATTTTCCAGAAATTACTGACGATTTTCTGCTGCATTCAGTTTTGTTTTCCGATTCAATGATTGTTAATCTTGTATTTCAATCATTATCTATTGAGGTTAAGGATGTTATCCTTGCTCTTTCTAAAATATTACCGTCTGGCAAGAAAAAGATTTCTGGAAAAAATATTCCTTATAGCGCAAGCGCTACATTAATTATAAATGAATCTTATAAGATATCTAGCTCGTTTAAGCAAAACTATACAGGAGTAGAGCATTTATTTTTATCAATTTTACGTCATTCATCTAGCGTCAAAAAGTTCTTTAAAAATAACGGAGTTGACGTTGCATTCTTGGCGGATAAGGTAGAAAAAGAATGCAAGATGCTATCTAATCCGGTCAAAAGACCAATAAATCAAAAGAATCAAGGTCAATCCGACAATCAGACCTCGGCATATTATACTGATTTTAATGAACTTGCTATGCAAGGAGATTTTGAGAATATCTTCTTTAGGGAAAAAGAAGTAGCTCAAATTTCAGAAATTCTTTGCAGAAAGCAAAAAAGAAATGTCATTCTCATAGGTGAACCCGGTGTCGGCAAAAGTGCTGTTGTTGGTTTGCTCGCTAATAATATTGTATCTTGTAATTGTACAGAATTTTTGCTTAATAAAAAAATCATCAGTCTTAATTTATCTGCTTTAATTGCTGGTACAAAATTACGCGGAGAGTTTGAAGAACGTTTAGTAAAGGTCATGAACGAGTTGAAGAACATGAAAAACACTATCGTGTTTGTTGATGAAATTCATAATGTCATAGGTATGGGCAACGATGCTGGATCAATGGACGCAGCTAATATTTTAAAGCCCTATCTTACTTCCGAAGATATGTCTTTTATCGCAGCGACTACTCAAAAAGAGTATGAGAATATCTTTGTAAAAGACGGGGCGATGAATCGTAGATTTGAATCAGTTTTCATAAAAGAACCGAGCAAAGAAGAAACATTTAAAATTCTAAAGTCCTTAAAAGGATTTTACGAAAAGTTTCACATGGTTCAGTATTCCGATGCGGTCATCAATGAAGTTATTTCTTTGTGCGACAAGTACATGCCGTCGAAAAGATTTCCAGATAAGGCGATTGATTTAATGGATCAAGTTGGCGCTAAAGTTAAAATTCGCTGCTTCTCTCGTCCAAATGATATCAAAAACACAGAAAGGCTAATTATTCAATTTGAGAAATTTGCGCCAGATGATGTTAAAGAAAATCATTTGCCTAAAATAATTGAAGATTACGAATTGAAATACGATGAGTGGGTTGAGTCAGTAAAAGGTAAAGTGTTTAAAGTAAAAACCAAAGATGTTTATGCTGCTTTGTCAGATAAAATTGGTAAAATTATAGATGTAGAATCTAACAACGATGGAATAAAAAACATCTTGCCTAATTTAAAAAAGCATATCTTCGGCCAAGACGAAGCTTTAAAAAAGATTTCTGACTGTGTTTTACGCAGTTCTTTTGGGCTTTCTAAATCGAATAGACCGCTTGGGAATTTCATGTTTATTGGCCCAACTGGTTCCGGTAAAACTCATTTAGCTAGAACTTTAGCTAAACAAGCATTTGGCAACGAAGACAATCTTTGCGTTATAGATATGTCAGAGTTTATGGAGCCACATTCTGTTTCTAAATTAATAGGATCTCCTCCAGGTTATGTTGGTTACGGTTCAGCGAATGTTCTTTGGACTCATCTCGATAAACACCCGTCTTCAGTATTCTTGTTTGATGAAATAGAGAAGGCTCATCCAGACGTAATAAATATTCTTTTGCAGATCATGGATAGCGGACAAGTAACTGATTCCACTGGTAATAAATTAAACTTTAAAAATTCTATCATCATAATGACCGGCAATGTCGGATTTCAATTTGCCGACAATAAAAGAATTGGGTTTGGTGCGGTGTCCAACCCCGCTCCACAAAAAGACATCGTGATGGATAATCTTAAAAAGTTTTTCAAACCAGAATTCTTGGCTCGACTTAATGACATAATTATATTCGATCAACTTTCGGACGATTCTCTGAATAAGATAATTGATGTTGAACTTAATCAAATAAAAGAATCTTTAAAAAGCAAAGGGACTTCCGTTACCTTCTCTAAAGAAGTGTATGAATTTATTTTAAATCAAACGAGAAGTTCGCAAACAGGTGCCAGAAAGATTGTATTTTTTGTAGAAAACGAAATAAAGACTAAGATTGTTGATATTCTTTGTTCCAATAATTATAATTCAATAAAGGTATTCGTTGAAAATAACGAATTAAAATTAAATGGAAAAACAAAGAAATTACTTGCAGTCTGTAAAAAATGAAGTTGACATTCTTCCTATAGAAGAAGAGTTTTTGTCTTCTACAAAAAGAATTATAGAGAATAAAGTTGGGCATGAAATTCGTCTATGCAAGAAGTACGAAGTTCATCCTATTTACGATTGTTATTTAATCGCAGGTAATGATAGGCCATTTTTATTAAAAGTAAATTTATCTCCCGATACTCCCAATTCTTGGGATCTGCTTTCGAAAAATAACTACGATTTTCATCCTAAAATAATTTGTTCGTCAAATGATTCTGATGAATTTAAATTTCTTTGTTTTGAAGTGCCGAAAGGAATGTTTTTGTCGGATATATCTAATTATCCTTTAAATCGTAAGTTAAAGCTTCAAGATACTTTCTTGCGAGATTTAAAACGAATGCACTCTATTAAGACAAAAGAGGAAGATCAAACGATTAAAATATTTGATTCTTTTTTACCTAGAGAAGCAATGATGGTTGCAAAAAAGTATCCAGTAATTCAGCTTTTTTCTACGGCCAAGATGGTATTTAAAAAAATGTATAAGCCAGATCCACAAGATTGTGGATTGTGCCATTTTGATTTATGTCCAGAAAACATAATCTACACTGGCACTGATATTAAATTTATTAATTTTGAGTACTCCGCTAATGCAAATATATACTTAGATATTTTGCTAGCTAAAGAAACTTTGAATTGTTCAAATCAAACCTTTGAAGAAATTTGTCAGACCTTACCTAAGAATACATATGATAAATTATTGCTTAATAAAGATGTCTCAAATTTATTTAACTTTGCTTACTTCAATTCAAAAATCACTTCCGAATATATTACTTTTGGTTTGAGAAATCCACCTAAACTAAAATATTGGATTAACAAGTCAGAGTTTTTTTACAATAAAATTTTTGATAAACTTTTTGTCGAAAAACAGCTTGACAAATTAATCAGAGACTTCTATTATTTGTGGAAATCATAAATATGAATAACACTAATTCAAATCGCGCGCTCAACACGATTAGCCGTACAGCTGGTCGTTTTTTCGGTCTTGAGACCTCTCATGAGGTAATCAATGCTCGTCTTGTAAACTTTGGCTCTACAATGATCACGGTAGAGGATCGTAATGCTGGCCGCAATCGTCGATTCGCAAAGAATCAGGTTAAGGCCGTTACCTTTCAAGGCACAAGATACACAAGCTCCCGCTAACCTAAACCCCCGAGAAATCGGGGGTTTTTTATTATCTATGGTGTAAATATACATACAACCACAAGCGCCATGATATTAAACGAAAAAGAACTAGAAGAACATGTTGATGTTCTTAAAGCTAAGTCAGAAATAGAACTTAAAAAAATAGAAGCTCAATCTTCGGCTAAAGATGTAGCGTCCAAATTTATCGGCAAAGTAGCTATTCCTTGTATAGTTATATTGGTTATTGTTGGAGTTTTATCTAGCGCCTTCCTGCCAAAAGAATCACTTCCTGCTGTTATAGGATTAGTTTCTACCGCAGCAATGGCCCTTATAACAATGTTAGCTGGCATCACATCTTCTAAAGAAAAAGAAGAAAAACCAGAAATTTCTATTATCAATTCTTTAATTAAAAATCTAGAAGAGTCTAGAGAACCAATGAGCGTTACGGTTGATGGAGAAAAAGTAACCGTACAAAAAGGATCAACTTCAATATCAACTAAAAAATAATTATGCCATTACCAACACCTAAAAAAAATCAAGAAGAGGATGACTTTATTGCATCCTGTATGTCTTCAGATACTATGCTGAAGGAATATCCAAATCAAAAACAAAGAGCGGCGATTTGCTATTCTCAATTTAGCCGCAAAAAGAAGAAGAACGAAGGCTCTATGAACGAAACAAAATGGGATGAAAATGATGTTTCAAGAGTTATCATAGAGTAAGTATATTAAAAAACTTAAATTATTATTAGATATGACACAAGGAGACGACTGCATAGGTTCAATTTCCACGTTTGCTGGAAATTTCGCTCCACGCTATTACATGAACTGTGATGGTAGAGAGCTTCAAATCAGAGACAATCAAGCACTTTTTGCCATTCTTGGTACAATGTACGGAGGAGATGGCAGATCGACATTTAAAATTCCTGATCTTCGTCCCACCAAAGACGGGAGAAAAGTTGATTGGGCAGAGCTTGGCTTGCCAAGACAAATTATTTGCACTCAAGGAATGTGGCCAAGTAGAGATTAATCTAAGTAAAAGTACTTAGTTCGAAGCCCACGGTAAAACGTGGGCTTTTGTGTAAACGGATATATATGAAGAAATTATTATTCTCGGTCTTGTTTTTAATTGCATTCTCGTTTGGACTTAGCGCCCAGACTCCTCCGAATCCCGACGTATCTGAAACAGTATTCACAAATACCAGAGTAACACTAAGTGTAACTGCTGATGGAACTGCGCCGATTACTTATACTTGGTTCAAAAATAATGTTCAAGTTGCAACAGGCACATCGATAGTTTTTAATAGCATCCAAACAACAGACGCTGGAACTTATAAAGTTGTTGCATCTAACACAATTGGATCAAGCGACAGTAATAATGCTACTTTAGTTGTTATTGTTCCCGTAGCTCCTTCTAACGTTAAGATTATAATTACTAAGGGATAAAATGAAGCTGTTTTTAATAACAGCGGTAATGTTTGTAGCTTCAACCTGCTACTCTCAAATAACAAGCGTCAAAACAGTTTTTGTTGATAAAGAGTATGTATTATCTTTTAGAGATCAACAAACATTATTAAATGTAGTATCTAGAGCGAATAGTATTGCTAAGATAGTCGTTCCATATGAGATAAAAGAAATTTTTAAAAGTGGTGCCATTATTTATGGCAGCAGTTTAACTGATGGTACTATTTTAATAGATGCAAGACCTGGAGTTGTTATTTTAAATCCAGATAACGCTTTTAGAACTAAATCTATGGGGTCACAATGGACTCTTACGAAAGTTAAGAATAATTTTTGGCTTTTAGAAGGAGACCTGTATAGTGTAGAATTAGATGCTTATGTTGGCGATGATATTGTTATAAAAGCAAAAGTAGACCCATCTGCATCACCGCCGCTTACTTTTATTTGGTATAAAAATGGGATACCTCTTTTTGGAAAAACTCAAGCTAGTTTAAAAATAGAAAACGCCAAACTTTCTGACTCTGGTAATTATAAAGTTGATGTCTCAAATAGAAGCGGGTATTTGTCTAGTGAAGTTACGAGTCTAACGATTAGATAAAGTAAACTTAAAAGCGCACTTAAAGGTGCGCTTTTTTTGTCTATTTTTCTTTAATTCTATCGTGTTAAACTTATAATTTTAACTAACATGCGCCTTAACTTTTATAAACCAAATAAATCTAACACGGGAACGGCATTGTCATTCAATGTATCGTATAAAGACAAAGATCAAACCAAAGGAGAGGGACCAGATCTTTATGTCAGTTTTGTAAAACAAGCTGGCTGGAATGATGAAACCAAAAAAGGATCGTTTTCAGAAAATGCAAAAAACCCAGAAAAAACTGCTGCGCTGAAGTTGAATCAAGTAGAGGCTGCATCCATGATCCGCGCCGTTAGACAATCGGCTAAATTTTCTACTGTTCACGCTTATCAAGGGTCAACGACATCAATTATGTTTGGACCCTATCAAAAGAAGAATGGAGATAATGCTTTTTCTTTTTCAATCAAGAAGGGCGAGCAATCTTTTTTGATTGGCTTCGAACTTGGAGAAGCGGAGCTTGTTGCTCAATACATGGAGAATTATCTTCGTAAAAGTTTTGAAGTTTCAGAATGAAAAAAACTGTAGTTTTCCATAGCAATTATAGCAGGATGTTTACTGGATTTGGCAAAAATGCCAAAAACATTCTTCGCTATCTTTATAAAACGGGCAAATACAATATTGTTGAATTTTCAAATGCCAAATTAAAAGAAGAAGAGTGCTTGGAGTCTTTGCCTTGGAAAGCCTATGGAACACTACCAAAACAAGAAATTCTTAACTCAATTAATCAAGACCAAGGAAAAGTTAGGATTGCGGCTTATGGATTAATGGAGATAGATTCTTTAATTAGAGAAGTAAAACCAGATTTCTATATTGGAGTGGAGGATATTTGGGCGCTAACTCCATTAGTAGAAAAGAAATGGTGGAACAAGAATTGTATGATTTGGACTACTTTAGATTCTGTTCCTTTGTACGAAGAGGCTCTTAAAATCATACCTAAAGTAAATCACTATTATGCTTGGGCTTCATTTGCTTCTAGAGAAGTTGAAAGACTTGGTTACCCAAAAGGTTTAATCAAAACTTTAAGAGGCGCTACAGAGATAAATTCTTTTTTTAGACTTAAAGATGAGCAAAGAACACTTTTGAGAAAAGAATTTGGCCTGTCTGATGAGTTTATTATTGGATTTGTTTTTAGAAATCAACTTAGAAAAAGCGTTCCTAATTTATTGCAAGGATTCAAAATCTTTAAAGATAAAAACCCTAATGTCAAAGCAAAGCTGCTTCTGCATACTCATTGGTCAGAAGGATGGGATATTGTTAAATTAATTAAAGATAATGGTTTAAAAAACGAAGATATTCTCACCACATATTTTTGCAAAAAGTGCAAGCAATTTGAAGTTAAACCATTTGAGGGGCAGAAAATTAAATGTAGATTTTGTGGAGAGCTAGGTTCAGTAGAAACGACGAACATTAATAATGGAGTCAACGAAGCCCAGTTGAATGAAATCTATAATTTAATGGATGTTTACTGCCATCCATTTACAAGCGGAGGACAAGAGATACCTGTTACAGAAGCTAAAATGACCGAGCTTATTACTCTTGTTACAAATTATTCTTGTGGAGAAGATTTCTGCACCGATGAAAGCGGCGGTATGCCTTTAAACTGGAAGCCATACTTTGAACCTGGCACA